GCCCAACTGCGCGGCAGCGAGGTCGGCCTGCGCCGTTTCGAGTGCCTTGGTCAGCGTGCCGATATCGGCGTCGATGCGATCCATCTTCTCGGTGTAGAGCGCGTCGTCGACCTTGCTCTTGAGCTGCGCTTCGTTCGTCTCGCGCAGTTCCTGCACGGCGGCATTGATCTGCCCGATCAGTGCCATGGGATCGTTGGTCTCGGCGCGCGGCATGGCGTGCACCGCAGCCGGCATCGCGAGGACAGCAGAGCTCGCGCCGATCAGCGCGGCGGTACGGATGTTCTTCATGGTGTGCTCCCTATGAGCGGATTGTGCTGAGGAGACCGGCAAGCGCGCCGGTCAGTTCGGTATCCCCAGCGCCCGGCGTGGGGGGGTCGAGGGTGGTGGCAGCGCCCGGCGTGCCCCCTTCCTTGATCTTGGAGATTCGGGCCCGTGCGTCGGTTCGCGTATGTCCCGCGGCGACCAGCGTCAGCTCCATCGCGCGCAGCTCGTTGATCTTGCGATCGGCTGCCTTCGTATCTTCATCGGTGTCGATCTGGTCGGATGGCAGCAGCGCGTCGGCGAATCCGCGCTCCATCGCCACACTGCCGGACATGAACGTCTCGGCGTCCATCCATTTCGCGATATCTTCCGCGCTCTGGCCAGATCGCGCGACATAGACGTCGCGCATCGCTGCATCGAACGGCTCCAGCCACCCCGCGGTCTCAGCCATGTCGTGTCGGTTGCCGATCGCCACCACCCAGCAGTTGTGGATCATCAGGAAACTGGCCGCGCCCACTTCCACGCGGTCGCCCGCCATCGCGATGATCGACGCGGCCGATGCGGCCATCCCCACCACTTTGACCGTGATATCCTGCGGATGCTCGCGCAGCACGTTGTAGATTGCGATGCCTTCGAACATGTCCCCACCGGGAGAGTTGATCTGCACCTCCACCGGCCGGTCGCCGATCGCACGCAGCTGCGCCGAGACCTTCTTGGCCGTGACGCCGCCACCACTCCAGAAGTCCTCGCCGATGATGTCGAACATCGTGATCACGTTGTCGCCACGCTCGACTGCGCGCACGCCCGCCGCCTCGTCGCCCCATTTGTCGAGCACGCTGGACTTCGTAAGGGCGGAAATGGTCTTCTCGGCCGGCACGGGCAGCGCACCGGGACGCGCCTTGGCCATCACGCGGAAGCGCGGCTTCGTGGTCATTCTTCGGATCCTTGCTGCTGCTCGGGCGCGGTGTTGGAATTGAGCGGCGCATCGTAATCGTCGCCGTCCTCGATCGGGTTCATGTCCTCGAACCCGCGGATGTCGTTCTTCGACAGCCACCCGCCGTTACGCCCTTCACGATAGGCGCCGTATCGGGTCTTCAGGTCGGCGCGGAGGAAAGCGGCCCGGTTGAACCGGGCGAACAAGTCGTCCTCGCCGATCAGGTCGGTGGTGATCCCCTCTTCCCACATCACCAGGTCTTCCTCGGCCGTAAAGGTGAGGAAGCCCTGCTTCTGCTGTTCGATGCCGGTGCCCCAGCTGGTCGACTTCTCGGTGTCCCCGATCATGTGCGGCGGCACGCCGAAATACATTGCGATGCTGGATCGGGAGAGCTTCTGGCTCTCGATCCACTGCATATCGACCATCGTCAGCGACATCGGCTTCCACTGGAGGCCTTCCTCCAGCAGCAGGAAGTCGCCCTCGCGGTCCTCGCCGCTGCGGAACTCGTCCAGGCTGGCCTTCAACCGTTCATAGGCCGGGTCGCTCAGCGCCTTGTCGGTCTGCGCCGCACCGCTGACCCGCGCGCCCTTCTTCATTGTCCGCCCGACATAGCGGTCCATCGACAGCGACGTGCCGATCGTCTCGCGCGCGTAGGTGATCGGCGTCACCCCGCTGAAGCCGTTCAGCGTCAGCCCGAACAGGTGGAACACCTGATCCTGCCGGAGCGGCACCTTCCTGCCGTTCGGCCGGGTCCACTCGTGGACTATGCTGAAATCATCCAGCTGCTTCGTCTGCACCCGGTCGGGGTTCATCGGGATCAGCGACTGCGGCCCCCGCACCCCGGGCACTATCAGCGCATAGGCATTTCCCCGCAGCAGCACCTGTGCCTGCATCATCCGCTTGAACTGGTGCGGCTTCATCCAGGCGTTCGGCCGCTTGCGCATCAGCCGCCACACAGCGTGGTCGTTCGCATCCTCGCGGGTCCGGTCGTCCACCCTCCGCTTGATGTCGATCGGCAGCGTTGCCGGCCCGGTGCAGCGAACCCTGACGCAGCCATAGACCGCGCCGACCCTCAGCGCGGTTTCCGGCGTGACCGCGTCGCCCGAACTGGCAAGGTGCCCGGTTCTCAGGGCGTCTTCCAGATTCTGCGGCGTCACGATCAACGTGCCGCCATCGCCATTCAGCGCGGATCGTGGGCCAGAACGGGCTTCACTGCGCCTGAAGCCGGACGCCCGGCGATAATCGTCGGGGCTCGCCATGCGGCTCCTTCCTCAAAGTGTCCGGACGCCGCGCTTTTCGTAGACCGAGGTCTTCTTCAATGGCACGTTGTCCGCCGCGCCGGTGCCCATCGCGATCGTCACGATCCCGTCGATGCGCCCGCGCGATCTTTTCTTGTCGAAGGCCCGGTTCTTCATCCCGTCTTCGATCATCGCCGCGTTGGCGGCGCACATGTAGCTGACCGGCGAATTGTCGATCGTGATCGTCTTCTCGAGGATCCTGTCCTCAAGCCGCTCGACCGATCGCGGCATGCAGTATTGCCGGTCTTCGAACATCACCTTGGTGCCCTGCGCGTGGGCAACCATACGCAACCCCGCCCCCTGGTCAGCGTCCGCGCCGCGGAAGCGCCAGGCTGGAAAACCGATCTCTTCGCACGCGGTCTCGAAATCGGCGATCTGCGCTGTGTCGAACACCAGCTCCTCAACGTCGTGCTCCGCGCAAATCCGCGCGACCTGCGCTGCTACGAATGTCTTGTCGATCGTGGCTCCTGGGACGGCGGTGAGCAGCCCCTGCTCGGCCCATTCTTCGTAGGGCGCGTGGTCTGCTTTTGCACGGTCCGGCAGGCCGACTTTCGTTGTCCAGTACCAGGTCTTGCTCCACAGATGGTCGCGGTCATCGATCCATGTCCCCGTCAGCGCGGTCAGGTCGTTCTTCTTCGAAAGGTCAAGGCTCAGCCAGCAGGGGCATCCCTTTAGGGTGTCCTCGTCCACATCGCCGAGAACAGCAGCCCAGCTGTCCTCGTCGATCCAGAAGTCGGCCGCACCCGTCGGAATTCCGAAGTACAGCCGCTTGACCGACGATGCCGTCGACAGCCGCGTCTTCGCCGTCGCCACTTCCTCGCGGATGTTCGTTACCGGATAGGTAACGCCCAGCGCGGGTAGCGACTTCGGCCAGCAGTCCTCGTTCTCGAACACCGATTCGCGATCGGCTTTGTCGGTCCGCGCCACGAAGGCGAAGGCTGTATCGTCCTTCACCTCGCCCTTGGCGATCGCGATCGCCGTGTCTGAATACGACGATCCGACCAGCTGCGATGTCGCCGGGGTGTTGGTCCCCAGCACCATCATCGCGCTGCCGCTGATCTTCGTGATCGCCCGACGCCAGGTCTCGATCTGGGTGTCGGTACTGAATTCATGGATCTCGTCCGCCAGCACCATGCGCGGCCGAGGGCCGGACTGTTGCTCGCCACCTGCCAGCGGCAGGAAGAAGCTCTGTGTCTCCGGGTGCTCGATCTTCCAGGCATTGTCGCCTTCGCCCCTCAGGACGACCTTGCCCAGTTCTTCCAGCGTCTCGTGCTCGTCATAACCAGGCACCCGCGCCCGGCACATCGCGATCGCATCCTTGAACAGGACGAAGGCGGTCTGTTTGTTCGCCGCGATCGAGTAGATCTGGCTGCGCGGAAATCCGCACCAGCCCATGGCGTAAAGACCGAGACCCGCCATCAACGGTGACTTCGCTTGGCCCTTGCCCGTCTCGATGAAGCCGGAGCGGAAGCGCCACCTCCCCTCGGCGTTGACCCAGCCCATCAGCGAACCGGCGCAGAACGTCTGGTAAGGCAGCAAGTGGAACGGATTGCCCGCTGCCGGCCCGTCAGTGATCGTGAAAAGCGCGGGGAAGAAGTCCAGCACCCGCTGGGCCAGTTCCGGCCGCCAATAATACCCTCTCGCCGCGGCGTCCTTCAGGTCTCGAAGATGCCGCTGCGCAGCATGCCGGACGATCTCCCCGACGACGAAGTCACCGCGAACCGCCGCTTTCGCCCATTCGGTTGTCGCGTCTGTGATTTTACTCCTTCGCCCCGAGGAAGCGGTCCGCACCGGCATTGCGCTCCCGCTTCCTGGCCACCTTGCCGACCTTGCCCCGGTTGCCCGGTGTCAGGCCCAGCTGCTTTTCGAGTCGCTCGGTGGTCTTCTCCGCTTCGCGCATCGCCTGGTAATGAACCGAAAGGCGCTCGATCGATTTCGGGTTATCCGGGTTCTTCGCCGTGACGAGACCTCCGATGCCCACCTCGAGCGAACATCGATCATAGTGGAGATACGCTAGCACCAGACGCTGCAGCGCGTGCCCGTTGCTCGGCGAAAGGATCTGCAGTTCGTCCATCTCGCCGGCGATGCGGCACCAGTGTTCCGATGCCGCCTTCCGCTCGCTCGTCTCGGTCAGCAGCCGCGACCAGTCCGGCTCCACGATCCCGCCGATCGTCTTGCGTCTGGGCTTAGCCACCCGCTTGCGCGTTGCCGGTTTCCGTTTGCGCGAATCACCCGTTTTCGCCACCTTTGCGGTCTGCTTCCCCGACAACTTTTTACTTTCAAACTGCTCGCAGTGCGCACGGAGGAGGAGCGGCGGTGTCCGCGCGTTTGCGCTTCAACTTTTGACCCACCCCCCGGGTCACGGACGCGATCATTTCGACCCATTCCATGGATGTGACGAGCTGGTCGGCCGACCGCTCTCGTCAACTCCCTGGTCCCTCGCAGACCGGTGACCGAACTGTTCGGCCGTCACCTCGGCATCGCAGGGGCCGCAGAGGTTCTCCGTATTGGAGTCGTAGTCGCTGCCGCCGAACACGAGCGGGATCTTGTGGTTGACCACCTTGGCGAGCGTCGTGCGCCCCTTATCAAGGCACCGCTCGCAAAGGCCATTCGTCCGCTCGAGCCGGCGGCGTCGTTGTCGCTGTCCTGCGCGACCGCGGAGCCGCTGTGTACGCTCGTCGGTTGGAACGACGCGAGGGCGGCGCGCCATGCCTCAGCCCCGCGTCTGCCCTTGCTCGGCGCGCTTGATGAAGAACTCATCCGCACCCTCGACCCGGTCAAAGCCGAGGCTCTTAA